GTGGGTTTCGCGAGAGGGTCTTGAGGAAATCTTAGACCAAATCAAATCCGGCGCGGAGCCGAAGGAGGGGGAGAAAATGGAAAGGGGTGACTATGTCCAACCAGCCACGCCATCGTTGCACAAACTAATCTACGGGAACATGGCCTCCGGCCCCTGGAGGCCGATAGCGGAAGCGCCGAGGGATGGGACGATTTTTCTTGCCGCGTTTGGCCCCGGAGATTACACGCTCTTGAAGTGGAAGGAAAACATCGTCACTAGCGCAGGGTCGTGCGGGGCGTGGCAGCTTACTGACCGAGAAATATACTATGAGCCGGAATCTCCCACCCACTTCGCCCTCATCAACCCGCCGACTAGGGAGGCTGAGAATGAACAGAAATAAAATCCTTGACCAAGCGGCTGAAAAAATTGACGCGCTGACATCCATGTCTGTTATCACCGACGCCAAAAAACAGATCCGCGACATCATCGCAAAAGCCCACCAAAACCTCTGCGAACTGGAACCCGCCGCCTCCGGCCCCTGGAGGCCGATCAGTGAGGCTCCGAGGGATGGGGCTAAATTTTTAATGGCCTATTTGGGTTTTGATAAAAGAATACGCTTTAATGTGGTTTGTTGTGACATGTCTTTAATGGAATGGGCGACCGATAGTGGAACATGGATTAAGCCTGTAATGGCCACCCACTTCTCCCTCATCAACCCGCCGACTAAGGAGGGGAACAATGACTAAGGTCGAAAATGGTTACCTGTTTATTGAAAACATGGTCGGAACGAAGATGCGCGTTTTGCGTGGAAATTTGCGGTTAAGTCCAGACATCCGGCTTTACGGCGACACGGGGAACGGCGCGTCAATTTATTACAGGGAGGGGGATAGGCTCGTGCAGCTTATCGATCATCTCGCCCAAACGGAAGCCGAGCAAATTTTCAGGGAGATAGCCAATGTTTAAAAAAACGGAGCCGAAGGAGGGGGAGAAAATGGAAAGGGGTGACTATGTCCAACCAGCCACGCCATCGTTGCACAAACTAATCTACGGGAACATGGCCTCCGGCCCCTGGAGGCCGATTGCGGAATATAAACCTGAAGATAGACAAAAAATATTAATTTGGGGGAAACCTAAAATTAACGGGGACGGCAACCAGGCATATTCAGCAGTCACCATCAAAAACAAAAGCAACTGTAAAAGTGAGGGAAAAAGAGTTGATTGGTTTTGGTGGTGCGGTGATGACTATTTTGAAATAGACGACATCACCCACTTCTCCCTCATCAACCCGCCGACTAAGGAGGCCGAGAATGGATAAAATGACTGGCGCGGACATGGTAAAGGAATGGCTACGGGATCACGGCTATGACGGCCTGGTAAATGGCGATTGCGGCTGCTCGCTTGACGATTTCATGCCGTGCGAAGAGTGCTGCTGCCATTGTAAGTCGGCTTACAAATGGGCGGACGGCCTAATGCACGAAGATAAGGAGCCAAAATGAAAACCAAGACAGTCAGGGCGTGGGCGGTGGTAAATGGCGAAGGTGATTTAATGCAAGTAAATGATGCAAAGCCAAACGCTATCGCAATTTCTGAATTGTATAACATGCGACATAGGTTTGGTGAATATCATGCCGTCCCCTGCACCATAACCTATTCAGTGAAAGGCAAGGTGGAAAAATGAGGAAACTAAAATTTAAAAGGGTAATAAATGAGGGGGGAAAAATTCCCCGATATTGTGGCGTCGCGTGGTTTGATCCGGTCTATGATGAATTTATATGCTATCCCGTCGGGATTAATGTTTTACTTGCCTTTGTAAGAAATTTATGGTTTGGAATAAAGCATTATGGCAAGCCAACCAGAACCGAAATACTACTAAGCAACGAAATCGAAAGGCACGGCAAAACCTTTGATTTACTATTGGATGCTCGTAGAAAACTAAAAGAGCTAACGGGGGAATAAAATGACCACGAAAATAAATCTGGTTTTTGTAGCTATCATTTCGGCCATCCTTTTTCTTGCTATCGGCGCGGGGGCAGGTTGGCACTTGAAGCGCTGTCCGGTCGTTATCAGCCCTGACCCCGGACAACCCGGAGCCGTTGCCAACCTGCTCTTTGTGCCAGTGGCGGAAAAGGAAACCGAGACAAAGACGCTGACAAAGTGGCGGACAAAGACAAATACGAAAATAGAATATCTGACCAAAAATCAGATAGTTGAGCGTGACATTTCGTGCGCCAAATGCTTCGCCACTTATGAGCCAATCGTTGCGATAGCACCGGCCCCGCGCTGGACTTTCAACCGCCTGGATGGATACGCCGGCTACGGCGCGACCGGCATAGCGACCAGTCAGGTTGAGATCGGCTTTGCCGGGACGCTGGATTATAAGCCGGTGACATACCACGGCAAGGGCTGGACGGCCTCGCCGGTGGTTAGGGCCGAGGCGTGGGTAGTTGACAGCCGCGTCACCGGCGCGATCACGGCGGGAATTGGAGTGGGGGTGGGGAGATGAAAACTAAAAAACCATTTTGCTGTATAGAAATCAACGGCTGCAGTTTCGGGATAACCAAATTCCCCCACCGCAAGCAATCATTTTTTTTCCTACTGGATGCCGGGGTTATGACTCCGCTGGCCTACATATCACAAAAAAATGACAAGGAAGTGCGCGAGCAGTTCGGGGAGTTTTTAAAAAAGATGCTTGGCTCATCGGTAATAGAGGATGACGGCAAATGACCGTCACCTACACCATCGCCCCCCGCGAGCGGGATGTACAGAAAGAGATTGTCAGAAAGCTCCGGGGCTTGGGATGGGCGGTGTTCACCACCAGCAATCGCATGGCAACGGCTACCAGCCGTGGCATGGCTGACCTCTGCGTTATGCGCTCCGGGCATACTGTCTGGATTGAGTGCAAGTCCAAGCAAGGCAAGCAGTCCGATGACCAGAAGCGTTTCCGGTTCACAGTTGAACACATGGGCGGCGCGACCTACATCCTCGCCCGCTCCTGGGGCGATGTTGAATCAACCCTGAAAGACCGGGGGATATGGTGAAAAATATTTGCCCGCTAGGTAAGCACCAATGGGTTCGGCTATTTGGTCCCGGTAGAACTATAGTTTGTTGGAGACAAAAAATAGAATGGTGCTCTAAATGTGGAGCGATTAAAAATACCACAGACAATCTAGATGATTCTCGAATTGAATATCGCCATGTGGATAGGGGGATATGGTGAGGAAAATTATGGCGGTAGGGCCAAGCCTTATGATCCAAGGCGTGCCGTTGGCGGGCGAGAAAGGGTCTCAAGCGCGAAAGCGTATTGCACCCCTAGGCAAAATCATGGCCATGATTTTGTCACTTACCCACTCTTGGGCGACACGGATGTTAACCTTTGGATCAGCCGCCACCAAAATTAAAGGCGCGGGTAGCTCAAATGGAGTAGAGAAACCAGGGGAACCCGGTTGCTACAACACCGGGAAGCTGGCAGACGCAGGTTCAAACCCTGCCCCGCGCACCAAAATTAAAGGAGGGGAAAATGGACTTAACGCTTAGATGTAAAAATTGCAAGCATTTTATTAAGGACGGAAAAAAATACAGCAACGGAGGCTGCTGTGCGCTGAACTACAATGCTGTCGTAACCGAATCGTTTTGGTGCAAGCGTTGGGCCGCGAAACAGAAGGAGGTCTCATGAAAAAGAAGGAACTGTTTTTTTGTTTTACCAAGACGCCCGATGGCTGGCTGTGGGAGTGCATGGAGTTTGTTTGCTCTGGTCTCTTCTACGAGGGCACTAGGGGCCACGCGAAAATGTGCGCCCGCGCCTTCGCGGCCAAGCTCGACAGGAAGGCGGTGTTCAAGTGAAAAAGAAGGAGCTGGTGTTTGAGGTGAAAAAACATTACTGGATATGTTGGGAACTTGATTGCAAATCTTTTAATTTTGATAATCGTGAGCACCTAAAAAGAAATGCCCTGATTTTCAGTGAAAAGCTCGGGCGAAAGGCGGTGTTTGAATGAAGCCGATAACAGCGACCATCAAATTTCGCAACGGGCTTGTCGTGGTCCCCGATGAGGCATTATCCAAGACATTCAAAAGGGACTCCAAATGTATTGTCACCAAGACACCAATATTCACGGTGGACGAAATAGGATCAATCCGGGATCAATTACATTTTTATCCTGGCTGTGATTTGTCAGGTGCAATTAAAAAGGCTTTAGAAGCTCTCGGCATGGAGGTCAGATGAGACGCCTTTTGGAATGGCTGAAATCCCTGGCGTGGTGGTTGGAGCCGGTGGAGGGGGATCACGAAAAGCATCTGTTGGCACATAATACGATATTGTCCGCCGTGCATGGTGGAGTTCCGCTTTCATGGGACAAAGAAATCCGGCCCGATATGGTGAACCCGATATTCACCGCCAAAAGTATAGAGGAAGCATATCACGCGATGTTTCCCCCAAAGCCCGCGCCCGAAACCGCCCCCAAACCGCAAGTCAATTTTGAAATTGAATATGATTACACCACCCCCGCGCCGAGGAAGGTGGTGGTGGAAATATCGGCTTACGATGATTATGGCCCCTGGGAATTTGACATAGTGGCCAACAATCTTTTTGTTCAGCAAAACAAACCGGCAAAATACGTCTCAAAAAAATCCTGCCTCCGCGCCGCCCGCCGCGTGGCGAGGGAACTGTGGCCGGGGTGTGAGATCGAGGTGGTGGAATGAATACCGAAACAAGGAAACTTATTTTTGAAATTGCGTCCCTGGGGGCGACATTATTTGGCGTATATTATCTTTACAAGGGCGACAAAATTTCTGCCATTTTAATGTTTGTTCTCGCCAACAGCCTTTCAAGTGGTTCCAAATGACCCTCCCCACCCTGGCGAGGGAGCGCATCTTGCGCGTGTTCCCGGAACGCACAAGGGCTACGCCAGATGATGATATGGTAAGGGTTGGTTTGCCCGGACTGTTTGATCGTGATTTAGATATTGACCTTGTGAAAATATCTGTCGTATTCAAATGGCAAATACCGCTGGCAGAAAAAATGTTTCGGGCGTGGTCTGATTTTTATCCGGCAGAAATTGGCGGGGTTGCAATGGGTGATCCGGGCGGGCAGTTTGAGCCGGGGATGTTTTTGAAAAAGGGATATGTCATTACAAGCCGTGGCTGTCCTAATAAGTGCTGGTTTTGCGAGGCATGGAAGCGAGAGGGCAAAATCAGGGAATTGGAAGTCAGGCCCGGAAACAATGTCCTGGACAACAACCTGCTCGCATGTTCCGATAACCATATCCGGGCCGTCTTTGCCATGCTCAAGTGCCAGCGTGGGGTTGAATTTACCGGCGGCCTAGAGGCGGCTCGGCTCAAGGACTGGCATGTCAAGGAACTTGCCGAGATCAAACCCATTCAGATGTTCTTTGCTTACGACACACCCGATGATTTAGAGCCACTACGGGAAGCCGGGAAGAAACTTGCGCCGGTTTTTGGACAGCCAGAACTTAGGTGCTATGTCCTTTGCGGCTTCAAGGGGGACACAGTTGATAAGGCACAAAAGAGGATGCTGGAAACCATGCAAGCCGGATTCATGCCAGCGGCGATGTTTTATCAGGGGTCCGGGATACCTGCCATAAAAAACGAATGGCAGGGTTTTGTCAGGCACTATTACCGGCCCGCGATCATGCGAAAAGAAATGGCGGAGGCTGCATTATGAAACTATCCGACCTAGCGAGGGAGCGCATGGAAATCGGGCGCGTGATGGGAAAGTGCCCGCACGATGGCAGGGATTTTATCGTGGAGCTTGAGCAGGAGCTGGCGGATGCTTTCAACTACAGCCTGATTGCGGATCGGCTTTACTCAACCCGCGCCTGGGTAACGCGCGCTTTACTCCGGCTGACCTGGGCGGCGTGGCATTGGGAGACGCGCAAGGTTGACACCAAAACCCGCTACTGGATCAGAACCTACGACCCCGAAACCCAGGCCCAGGGGAGCGCGGAAATAAGCAAGGAACGCTATGAACAATTAAAAGGAGGCCAAGATGAATAACGAGAAAAAAGATGTAGAAGTCTTAGCAGAATTTACCTGCCCATTCTGCAAACAAAAAACCAGACATAATTTTACTATGAAATGGGAGGTTAATGAATAAGTGTGAGCACTTTGAAGGAGGCAAGATTGAAAATTAAGCAGGTCATTTTCTGGCACACCGACAAATGTCGGTATTGCAAACCTATGTCCGGGCTGATTGCGGAGTATGGGATTGCAGAGCACTACAAGGGCCGCTATACCGAGCGCAACCCCCACACGGTTTGCGATGATGGGGAATACACCCCCCAGGAGTTCGGCGTCAACGGCGTGCCCTGCCTGACCGTGCTATTCAAGGACGGCAATTGGGCCAACATCAACTATCACGCGAAGAACTCCCGCGCCCAATTCCTTGAGGATTGCCAGAGCGCGGGGCTGAAGGTTTCCAAGTGAAGGGAGGAACCATGCGGAAAGCGGAAGCGGCAGAAGCTGTTACACCACGCCAGGACTATACCTTTTCAGTCCACAACCGGGAATACTACGGCGAGTGGATGCGCCTATTCCATATCAAGGTCAACGCCCCGGTTTTCAGGTTCGCCCCACTTTGCGACTTGCATTGGGGTTCCCCTACTTGCCGGGAGGTCGGGATCAGACATCATGTCCAGCGCATACAGGACGAACAAATCCCCTGGGTAAGCGTGGGCGACCTGCTTGAAAATAACATCCCCGGCGCGGCGGGCCTGACCACCGAGCAGGTGTTTATGCCGGGCCAGCAATACACTATGATGCGCGACCTGCTCAAGCCGATAGCCCACCTAAACATCGGAGCGGTGGACGGGAACCACGAATACCGGAGCAAGAGGGCCGCCGATATTCCATTGAGCAAACTGCTCTTTGAGAATCTTGGAATTGGCGGGAACTATTTCAACATTTCATGGGTCGGGATCATCACCCTAAACCACCGGCCCGGCGGGAAAGTCGGCCATCCTTGCGAGTGGGTTGTATGGGGCTTTCATGGGTCGGGCGGCGGGTCAACCCCAGGCGGGAAGCTTAACGCGCAGCACAAGGTTGACCGGATAGTCCGCAACCCCGACCTTGTCATATCCGGCCATCACCACAACATCACCAGCGACATGGTTGAACGCTATCAGATAGGGATGAATAACCGCCTCGCCGTCCCGGACTTCAAATGCTCCCCGACTTTTTATCAGGCTTGCGGGGCGGGGCTTAACTATCTTGGTTCATACGCTCACCGGGGCAACATGGCCCCTAGCGTCAGGCATCAGGTGATTATTGAAATCGGCGTCAAGCGGGTTGACCGGACAAATTCAGATGGCAAGCGGGTTGAGCATTTGGAAAAATACCAAAACCGGGAACTGGTGCCGCTGATATGAAACTCCACTACGAGCGCACCGTCAAAAAAGGACTCAAGAGGGTAAGAATTAAAATGAAGCCCGGCAAGGCCAAGAAGCGGGGCAGGAAAAAGGGGGGGGCGGCCACAAAAGTTTGCAGGGGCTGTAAGGAAGAACTCCCCATGTCGGAGTTCTACCCAAACCGCAAAACGGCAGACCACCATTTGAACTTTTGCCGCGCCTGTTGTAGAGTGGAACAGCGCAGGCGCGACCGGCTCCGCAGGAAACGCGCCCTGGACGCCATGCAAAAACCGATGAAGGGTGTTAAAATCAAGCCTTGCACGGAAACCAAGTTTATAGACAACGCCCGTTATGTTGGGACATGGGCGCGGACCTGCCATTGTATTTGCGTGGTTTTGGACGAGCAGGTAAAGGCCAATAACTACACCTGCCCGTCAGCCGCCTATACCAAGATCGGTCAGCGCATAAAAGTGTCCTGCTCTTATTGCAAGAAAACATGGGGATACCTGCAAAAAATAAAGGAGGGGGAAAATGGACCAGGGGACCGAACTGTTCAATGCGTGGAATTGCATGGCGCAATCGGCGGGACTTGCAAAGATAATCAACCTGTCAGATGCCAGGATGAAGCATGTCAGGGCCAGAATGAAAGATGTATGGTGGTCGCAGAACTACCACAAGGCCCTGATCCTGATCCCCGCAAGCGATTTCCTAATGGGGGATAACGAGCGGCAATGGAAGGCCAACTTTGATTTTTTTGTCCGGCCCGATTCAGTTGCTAAAATTTTAGAAGGGCGGTATAATAATAAGAAGTCAATGAGCAAGGCCCTGTCAGAATCGTTGCCGGCATTGGAGGCTTTTGTAGATGGACAAGACTAGCTTTGCTACGGGCATGGCCGAGCTTGCCGAGGCTTTTCGATGCCGGGTGACGGAGCTTGGCCTGAAAATATATTACAGTCACCTATCCCATTTTACGAATGAGCAATGGCGTGAAATTGTCCACCGGGCCATCGGGAGCATAGAATTTTCCGGCAAGCTCCCGACTGTCGCGCAACTGGTAAAGATAGGTCAGCCGCCGTCAGACCCATTGACCGGGGCGTTGGACCTTTGGGATGACATGATGAAGCTCAAGCGGCAATGTCTGGTCGCCGCGCCCTTTGACTACAACCCGGAAACCGGGGCGGTGTATGAATGGCCTCGCCAGCCCACCGAGTTAGAGCGCAAGCTGATCCCCAACTGGCAACGCTTTTGCACGGACTATCAAGACGAATGGGCTAAAAAGGCTTTTGTGGAGGCATACCGGGCCTATACCAAAGACCCCCATTACGCCAAACAGTTACCGTCCGCACCGGTCCGGGCGATAGGGAAGGGGGAATAATGGAGGTCATAAGCGTTTATGACAACACCGGCCACGGCTACACCCTGGACATCAGCACCACCACCCACGGCAGGGGCGATCGGCTTGAATATTTGAAGCGCAACCTCAAAAACCTTGACCAAGTGGCAGACCCGGACTGGCGGCAGACGATCATCATTGACCACTCCCCGGAAAAGGTGGTCAGGAAAATAGTTCGCATGGTCAAGAAATCAAAGCACCCCAAACGCCGGCGGGTTTTTTGGATCACCGGGGGAGAGCCGACCGGGGCGTGGGGGAAACACGCCCACAACTTTGTCTTGAATTTTTCCACCGCGCCCCTATTCGCTTTTCATTGCGATGACAACGCGGTCAACCCGTTAAATTATGCGGTTGCGGCCCGAGCCTTCACACAAGACCCCAAGCTGGACATCGCCTGGACCAACGGGATTATTTTTGGCAAGTCCGGCAAGCCCGGATACCAGTTAAGGGAGTGGAAGCGCAGCGAGATAGATTTGGGCCAGCCGGTTTTCAGGGTTAAGACCACATTTGAAAAGCACCTGCAATGCCTCGCCCACCTGCCCGATACCTACTTTTGGGATTGGGAAATGATGCACCTGTTTGAGCAAAAAGGCTGCAATATCAAGCACTTGAACTTTGATGGATACTATTTCATGCGGGATTGCAAGGAGGCAAAATGTCCCTCTTGATTTCCATACTGGCCTATAATCAGCCCGAAATAACAGACCAATGCATTGAGCATCTAATAGCAAATACCGCCGGGTCCGACTATTTCATCCATGTATGGGACAACGGCTCCAAGCGCGAGACCTATGCCTCGCTTGAGAAATGGCGGGGCCATAAGCGCATCCTAGACATATTCCATTCCGACCGGAACATAGGATTTATCAAAGCCAACAACGCTGTTTTTTGCGGGCTGGCCGGCGACTTTGATTATTTTTGCGTCCTGAACAACGACCTGCTCGTTGAGGAACGCGATTGGAGCGACCGGCTTATCCGGGCCATGAATGACAATGGATGGTCCGCAGCCGGAGCGCGACAAAAGTTTGAACTTGACCAAAACTTTTGGGGAGTTCCCAGGAGCCGGGAAGAAATCGACTATGTTGACGGGTCGCTGTTAATGGTCCGGGTCAAAGACCTTGCCTTTTTGCCAACCCTGTTTGACGAGAAATACCTGCACCACATCTTTTGCGAGGACAGCGACCTATGCTTGAGGCTCCAAGAGCGCGGCCTGAAAATCGGGGAAGTTGACCTGCAAATTGAGCATAAGCATCAGGCAACTTGCAAGAACGAGAAGATCAGGGTTGACCTGCCCGCCGCCCGCGATCATAACCTAATGATGGCTACCGAGCGGTGGTCAATATCCCGCAACGAACACCGCCCCATGAAAATCCTTGTCCGCCGCTCCCACGCCATCGGGGATGTTTTGTGTATAGAGCCGGTGATCCGTGAGCTACATTACAAATACCCCGGAGCGGACATCACGGTTGAAACCAGCTACCCGGAAATCCTGAAATATTCCGGGAACAAAATCACGCTGGCAACATCGCCAACCAAGCTGAAATACGACCAGACGATTGAGCTTTTCCCAAGCTACGAGCTTCACCCGACCATGCACATGGTTGACGCATACGCACAAGCGGCGGGAGTAGTCTTGAAGCTAGGAGAAAAAATACCCCGGTTTGACCCCACGCTAAAGCGGACGCCGGGCCGCAAATTCAAGATCATGTTTTGCGCCGAGGGCGGCTGGCCGAGCCGGACATGGCCCGTAAATGAATGGAAAAAAGTTCTCTCTGAAATCAAGTCGGACGGAATCGCAATAGACGAGGTTGGATTCAACAAGTCGCTTTACACCGGAATAGGCCGCAATCTCATCGGCCATTTTGACGGCAGGATTCATGACCTGGCCGAGCTTATGGGGGAGTGCGACCTGTTCATAGGCCAGGACTGCGGCCTTATGCACCTGGCCCAAGCGGTTGACCTGCCGATCATGGCGGTATTTGGCTGCACTTATCCCGGTGTCCGTGTCCACGATTGGTCAAGGGCGAAAGTGGTCTGGCTGGATCAGGAACAACTGCCTTGCGCGGGATGCCACCACTTGAGGCCCGCACCAAACGCTTGCACCGAGTGTGATAAGCTATACTGCCTTGACCGGATAACCGATAAAATGGTGTTGGACTGCTATTACAATCAGCCATTTGGCAACAAGCCGGACTTTCATGTCCGCGAATGGAAGGGGGTAAGCGAATGCTCGCCAAGCTGTTAGCGGAACGGGTTGAGAAAAAGACGGACATAAACGAACACCTGCTTTTCTTGCGCGACCTCGTGAATGAACATCAGGTGGAGCGCGTGGTTGAGTTCGGGGTCCGGGACGGGAACAGCACTTTGGCTTTTCTAAATTCAACCTGCCAACACCTGCTATCAGTTGACCCGGACTGGCACAAGGTCATGGACGCGGTGGAATCGGCCTATGTAGAGGCTCCCGACCCGAAACCGGAATGGCGTTTCATCCAGTCAGACGACCTCTTGATCCCGCCGGTGGAGTGCGACCTGCTCTTTATTGATTCCAACCATACCAGCGGGCACTTGCGAAAGGAGCTTGCGCTTCACGCCGCCGGGGTCCGCAGATTCATAGTCCTGCACGATACCGAGACATTCATGGATTGGGACCAGTTCCGCAAGGAGCCGGGTATGCGAGCGGCGATAAACGCATTTTTCACGGCCCCGGAATGGACCGTGAAAATCCACCTGTCAAACTGCAACGGCCTGACCGTATATGAAAGGAGTTGCCATGTTAAAGCCTAATTTTATCCTGGACATCTGGAACCCGATTAAAATGCCGAGCCTGACCACTGACTTTCAGAAGGAGATACTCTTTGAGCATGTTTTCCTTGCCCCGCCCGGCAACTTCCTTGAGATCGGGGTCTATTATGGAGCCGACCTGTTTGTCGCGGCCAAGACCAAGCAGGTGATCGGCCAGAAAGCCGACATCATTGGCATCGACATCTACGACCCGGCCAACCTATACCGCCACGACCCCATCTGGCAGACCAACGGGCTTGATAACCCAATGGCGCAGGTATGGAAATACGCGGAAGATTTTGGGTTGACCGAAGGCTTGCGGTTAATCAAGGGAGATTCCCTTGAGCTTGGCAAGGAGAAATGGCCGCCGCTGTCCGTGCTGGTGGTTGACGGAAACCACGACTACAAACACGCTATGGCAGACCTGGAAAACTTTGGCAAGTTTGTGGTTCCGGGCGGCTTCATTCTTGTCCATGATTATTACAACCACGAAAATGAGTTCTTTGGGGTCAACGAGGCGGTTGCCGACTACCGACCCCGTCACCCGGAAATGACCTTCTACACCCTGGGCCAATATGCCATATTCAGGAGGGATAAATAATGGGGCCGCAAGACCATACGAATCAGCGGAAGTCCACCAAGCGCAAGGCGCGCAAGCGGGAGTGTTTGCGTTGCGGAAAAAAATTCAAGTCCTGGGGTAAGCAAAATCGGATATGCACCCGCTGTCACCGAGTTTGGGAGATTTGCTTTTCCGGTGGAAGCATTGAGACTGTGGGCATCCCCGGCGACAACCATACCAAGCGTAGGTCTGTGCAATGAGTGGTAGGGTAGAGTGTCAGCGGGGATATGGGACTGTTCAGTTCAGCACCTTTTCGCATCCCGCCGGAGCGGGCCTCAAGGCATGGTGGGATGAAACCTGCCCGGTGTCCGGGGCAGTCCGTTGTCGGGAGTGCATGATCCAAAACGCGGGAGGAAACATGAGCATAGGCGGGTCAATGTTTGTCCATAACGCCTTGCGGTATGATTATTGCATGGAGGAGGCCATTCTTAGCCTTTTGGCCTTTTGCGATCAGGTGGTTGTCCTGGACTGCCAAAGCGATGATGGGACGCTTGCCGCCCTGAACAAAATGGCCGAGCGATACAAGGCACTGCAAGTGCAGGGCAACGGCGAATGGACTTGCGCTCCGGGCCGGGAGCGGCTTGCCATCCTCGCAAACCAGGCCAGGGCGCACCTGACCACGCAATACCATTTCATGTTGCAAGCGGACGAGGTTGTCCACGAGGCCAGCATACCATTCATCAAGCAGGCCGTGGCGTCCAAGTCCGCACCCGGATACCATTGCCGGCGGTGGAACCTGTATGGTGACGCCGACCATTGCATCCGGCTGGACAGCACATCAAAGCCCTGTGGGGATGATCCGGTCCGGTTGGGCAACCTTAACCTTCTGGCGGTCGGGGATGCCGAGGGGCTGGATTCCGGGGGATGCTCCCCAGAGTTTGTCAAGGACATCGTGATTGTCCATTACGGCCTTGTCCGGCGAGGGTCAAGCCTGATTGACAAGTGCATGGACATGCAATCCTGGTTCTTTGGCGGGCACGACCCCAGGACAGTCCAGGCCAAAGAGGACGGGGTTTTCTATGCCACCGACTTCACCCCCGAATCCGAATACATGGCCCTGCCCTGCTCTCATCCGGTGTATATGAACAAATGGCTGGCCGAGCGCAAGGACGATCCGACAAGGAGGTTTAAGCGGTGTTAATTATAACGACATTGGGGCGAAGCGGCTCTAGCATAGTCGCCCGAATTTGCGGGGAACTTGGCTACCCATCAGGCGGGGCGTGGTCTGGCAGGAGCAACGCGGGGCTGGAAGATGAGCATAGCATGAATGTCAATACCGACATCTTGAGACACCTGGACTGCCCGGCCAAATGGCCAATGCCTATTAACTATAAGCAGACAATGGACTTGGTTGAAAATGACGCCCGGTTTGTCCGGGACGGCAACCGGGTTTTGAAAGACCCCCGCTTTATTGACCGGCGCATCATGGAGCTTTGGCTTGAACACATAAAAACGCCAACCGTCCTGCTCTTGCACCGGGACTTTGAAAAGATATACCAAAGCCGGGCGGTCTATAATGTTCCGGGAAACCGCCGAGCCTACCGCGACCTGTTTGCCGAGTTCATCACCCTGCTCTTGGAGCGGGACCTGAAATATAGGCTATTGCTATTCCCCAAATACATTGAGGAGCCGGAGCAACTACTTGAGGCCCTGCAATATTTGGGCCTGAAATTTGATTGGAAGCAGGGGCTGGAAATTACAAAAAAGATTCTTGACCCTAAAATGGTTCACTTTTAAAGGAGATAAAAATGGAATCAATGACTGAATTTTGGGATGTAGTCCACGCAAACAAGATGGAGCGATACCAGGTCAACACCCGCTACGGCAAGGTAATGAACACCCTGGCCGTAAAGAAGATGCTCAAGCCAGGAATCAAGGTCTTGGAAATCGGGGTAGGCAACGGGGATGTCGCAATCAAGCTCAAGCAACTTGGTTGCGATGTCTCTGCGGTGGACATTTCAAAAGTCGCGCTTGACCGGCTGGCAAGCATCTTGACAAGGGGATACCTTAACACCGAATGGGACCAGCTCCCCAACGACACCTTTGACCTCATCACTTGCCATCTGGTATGCCAATACATCACCAACACCGAGCTTGCCGCGATGCTTAGAAATTGCATCAGGAGTTTGAAGCGGGACGGGATCATGGCCTTGCAGTTTTCGGAATCAGACCTGCTCAAGAAATTCAGCGAGGCGGTGGACGACCAAAAGGACGGGGATGTCCACCGGGGCCCCGGATACATGGCGCGAGCCGTCTATTACGCCGGCGGCAAGGTGGTTTTGAGAAAGGAGGCCGGCAACTTCCCACACCAAAATTCATGCTGGTGGGTTTTCCATGTTCAAAAACTACTTTAACAGTTCGCGCTAATAGCTTAAAAAGAAAGGGGTTTTTACTTGCTTGCCATTAATCTCAGTGAGCGAGACAAGCTCCTTGCGGTCAAGCTCATAGAAGGAGTTGTTTGGAACTCCTTGATTTTCAACGGGATTTATACAAGTTTCAGGCCAGTAAAGCTCCGGCTGGCCCGTTCTATCGCATTTTTCCATAATTCCACCCCTGAACTGATTTTGCCGTGGTCCGAAACCCATGCGTTTAGACGCCCGGCCAGCTCGTTTTTATCCCCCTCATTGTCAATTAGATCAAATATAGGCCGTTCCCAGGACTCACCGGGGGGAACCAGCCTAATCCTGCCCTGGAACGCCCCATACTCGCCCGTATCGGTTGCCACCACCGGGAAACGGGCGGCTCCGTAGTCAAGCATCTTGAGGTATGACTTTGATCGGTTGTAGTTATTATCCACCAGGGGGGCCAGGGCGACATCAACCTCAAGGCTGGAAAGGGCCAAAAAATAGTCTTTCATCGGCAGGGTGTCCAAATACGCCGCCCCAAGCTGGCGACCCCAGGCCGGCACACAGCCCTGGAAAATGAATTGAACCTGATCCCGCAGGCTCTTTTTGACGGCAAACAGGTCCGGGGCGATCATGTCCAGGTCCGGGGCGTGGATATGGCCCCCGCTGAAAAGGATGGTATATTTGCCAAGCCGGTGCTTTTGTGTCTGGTTTTGGGCGGCTTCCAAATACCAATCGGGAACGAAGTTCGGGATCACCGCCACCTGCCCGCTGTAAGCCTCGCACATCCGGGCAAGTTGTTGGCTTGAGCAAGTCACCATGTCGGCCAAGCCCATAAGCTCGGCTATGGTTGCGGGATGAAACGGGTTAGGTTCAAACGGGAAATTCCAAAGGTCGTCATCAATGTCATAAATGATCGGGACCTTGTATTCCTTTTTGACTGCCCGGATGATCTCCGGCATGGCCGGATGATAGACCGATTGTAGGATCAGGACATCGGGCGTCCAATTCCAATGTTTGAAACTGTGGACGAAGAACGACCCGGAACAAGTCCGGTAATCCCATCCAAATTGCTTGCGGAGTTCGCCGCCGGGGATCACCGACCGGAAATAATATGGTCCCTCTGCGGTCCCGATCAAAGACAGGACTTTCATGTCGCGCTTAACCGCTCCTCTATTCGGGCCAAGCTCTTGCCCGTTTCTATGGCCGCTACCGTCAGGGTTTCCAGCTTGGCGTCTATGCGCTCCCTGTCAGCTTCTATCTGCCGGTGGATGATGATACACTCCGACTTTGACGCCTTCACCCGAGACAGCATCAAATAAACCCCGATGATGAAACTGAAAGACCCGCCAATGAGCCAGAACAGCAACCCATGTTCAAATTCTACCACAATACACCCCCAATTACAAATAATTTGCGTAAAGTTTCACCTTGACAGTCGCATCCGCTTCGGTCCCGCCGAGGACAATGCCAATTTGCAAATAGGGCGGCATGACCGCGCGGGTGTTCCCCTCAAGGCCCCAAAAGAAGGTCGAAATGAGGCCGCCATGAGTTAGTTTCTGGTTGGTGATTGACTTTGCCGGGGTCAGGCTGTCCCAGGCCGCAAGAGCCTTTGATGGATAAACCGGCTCTATGTCCTTGTAGTTCTTAGTCAGGTCGATATCATCCCCGCTGATTTCATCCCCGATCCTAATGCACAAGGTCGGGGCGGCTTGTAGGACATTCCCGGATTCAATCATAAACCCGCTGAACCCGCTGAAAATGTCGGATGGTATCGCCGGGGTAAGCATGGCGATGTCAGACTGATCCCCTGAAAACTTCCCGGTGAACTCCGGGCTTTTCCATACGGGGTCAAAATACCCGTTGGCGATATGACGCTCCGGCGGGGTCCGGTTGGGCTTGTAACGCTTGTCCGTCAATCCCGTATAACCGGGTTCGCCAGCGTGGATCAAGTCCGAATGAGTGTAATTCCGCACAACAACTAACTCTGCCATTTTTCAATCCTCCTGTAATAATTTCCCGTTAGTTTGGTGGTAACTGATACCGGAGTGGTTTCAGTTGCCGAGTAGTAGAGCAGGACTTCCATGAAAGGGGGGGGCGGGAATTTATAACTACCCGCTGGCCCCCATGCCATGATTATGCCGCCGCCAGCCGATACTTCGTAGTTGTCGTATCCCTTGTTCGGGGTGAGCGCTGACCAGACAGTAAAGCCACTGACTTTTGATGAGCATTGAACATCCTGATAAATGGCTCCCGCCGAGGTATCTATGACATTGTTGGCGTCCAGGGCGTCTCCGTAGCGGAATCCGACAACCAGGTTCCCGGCGCAATCATCGACCTTGATAAAGGCGTTTAGTGATTCCAAGCCGGAATCCAGCATGGGGATCGGGGGAGTAATCGGGAGCCACAAATCCACCGGGATTGCGGTGGTGAACTTGCATGTTATGTCCGGGCTTTTCCAGACCTGGTCCAGCCGGGAGCGGTGTATTCTACGCTCCGCAAAAGTTTTATTCGGCTTGTATTTCGCGTCAGTCACCACCGTATTCCCGGACTGGCCGGCGGTGGTCAGGTCCGTATAGGTCGGACTGATTGCTTCCGTATATGTATGGCCCATTATTGATTCCTCTCTCTCATATATTTTTCCAGCCTTTCCTTTTGCCGCTTGATTTGGGTTGCGGAGCCTTTGGCCGCCGGGCTTTTGCCGCCTTTGGTTTCCGGGTATTTGATTTGGGTGAGAGGCAGTCCGAACATTTTAGCCCCGCCCGATTGCCAGCCCGACTTGGTTGACCTTGCCCGCCCAGACTTGTCCGTGATCGGCTGCGGGTTGAGCAGGGAGTTGGTATCGTATTCAAGCGGTATCTCCCCAAGCTGTTTGTATCGGACGACATCCTTGAGTGCTTTCCATTGCGGGGTCTGATTCAGGATATGCTCTATGATCGGCGGGTTGACGCCCTTTACGATCTTACCATCCATATCCCGCAGATTCCCGGCATAGTCAAAAGCCAGGTCGGGGCTTGTGAATTTCTTGCCCCGGAACAAATCCTGGTGTAATAGCCGCTCAAGCCCAACCTTGATTATGGGGTGCAGGTTGCCGAGTATGTTGTCCATGCTGGCGGACTGGAAAATGTTCGGCCCCTGTGTGCTAATGAAATGGATTGTCCGGGTTTCCGGGTCAAAGTTGTACGGGATGGAGCCGCGCAACCACTCCGGCAATTCTTTGGGGTCTATGCCTTGCGATTGCAAGTCCTCTGTCCAAGCCTGATTGCCGAACCGGGCCAGGCCGTGAAGGGCCGAGTTGCGGATCGGATACTTGGCGGGCAGGGTGAAAAACGCCAGCTTGACCATGTTGGAATAGAAGCTGTAAAACGGCATCGCCCTGCGAAAAACATTTCGCTCTAACTGCGATAAGTTGTTGTAATCAAACATAAAATCGTTCACGCCGTCAAGGGCTTTTTGGGCGAGCTTGGGGTCTTTCATCACCTTTTGCATTTCTTCCCATACGCTGAAATTGTCCAGGACCGCGCCCTTTTTGGCGACCTGTTCCATGAAATTCTTGCGGGCTATTTTTTCCACCGAATCAAGATACATGGCCGACCTGAAAAACTTTTCCATCTTGTCATTTGCTTTAGTCAGGAAGTTTCCGGCATACGCCATCGGGTCGGTCAGTTTCTTGGAAAGCTCCGTCCAGGTTCCCGGCTTGGTTGCGGACATCGGGCCAAGCGCGGTCTGCTCCGTGATCCGCTTCCCGCTGATTTTGCCCCCCAACTCCGGGAAACTCTGCGCGACATTTTTGCCGGTGAAGCCATACCGAGTTTGATCGTCAAAGGAACCGACAAGGGTTTGCTTGACACTCGGCGGGAGCAAGGCTTTGACTTCCGGCATCTTTTCAATTTCCATCGCCCGCTTATAGGCCGTGGGGTGAAACGCCGTGCCGCCCAAAACATGCGCCGTGATATTGCCCGCCAGATTGTAAATCGGCCAGCGAGGGGAGAGGCCAAGCACGGCCTTGCGCCAGACATTAGTCGGCTGGTCCCAAAGGGCTTTGAGTATCTTGCTGGTTTCCTCGTATCCCGCCGACTTGTCCATAACCTGTTTGACGGCGCGGGGGATGATATGCGTGGGGTTGTCAGCGGCCAACTTATTCAGCGCAAACTTGGCCCCCTCAAAATCCTTGCGATTGGCGGCCTGAAAAATCTGCTCAATGGCATCCCCGGCATCCCCGCCCTTCTTGGTCACTTTCGCCATCTTGCCAAACAAGCCCGGAGTTTTGGAGTCCAGATATTGCATGTCAGCCATGAGTTTGACAAAGCCCCGGTCGCTCCAACCGGATTCCACCATTTCCTTGAGGCCCGCAAACACCCCGTCAACCACGCCCGAAATCTCGCCAGCGGCCAGACCTTGCGGACGCTTCGCCATGTAGTCATAGGTTCGCTTGGTGAACCGCAACCAATTTTGGTCAAGCGTGGGGTTGTATCCGATAAGGTGGGGCGGTAAAACCTGCCCCGGCTTTTTAATTCCTTGCGAGAACTGCCCGACTATCTGGTCAGACAACTGCTTATTCAACTCGTGGCCCTTTGACAAAATCTCGCGGGTGAGCAGGGATTTTTCAATGTCAACCGGGACCTCTTTGCCGCCCCCAAACTTTTTCATGTAGTCCGGGGTGATGTCTTTGCGGAGCATGTTCAGGTCTTTGGGAACCTTGCCCATGTAATAATCGCGGCCCCGCAGTTCGGAAAGCTCGTCACGGTGCATGATGTATTTCAAGTTGGAAATATCCTCTGTCTGCGCAATCTTGCTCATCTGACCTTTGACCAGACCGTCAAGCCGTTCCGGTTCAAATTGCCGGAGCTTTTCAAACTCGGCATCGCCCAGGGCGTTGCGGACATCGGCGTAAGCGATAGGCTTGAGTTCGCGGGAGCGAGCCAGTTCCGGCGACAAGCCCTCTGCCAATTCCTGTTTCTTGGCAAGCTGTTCCACAAGGTCGGACGCCGCTTTCAGCCGGGGAGTGTTTTCAACCTCTGCCACCAGCGCGGGGTCAAGTCGATTTTTGGGAACCTGTCGGTATTGCGCTATTTTCAGTTGATCCTCTGCGGTGAAATCCTTGAAAAAATCGTGTATGTCATCGGCGGTGTCGCCAAAAACTTGAGAGCGGCCCATATTGTGAGAGTTCAAGAGCTTGCTAAAATCACCTTGATACCCCAAATTCTTGACATGCAACCCCACCTTGCCGCCAATGCTCATATCTTCCGGGCGCAGCAGACCCGCCGCCAAGTCCCGGTCAGCTTTGGCAATCAGGCTTTCTTTGCCGAGGCTCAAAAGGCCGGACGGGGTTGACATCTTTTCCAGCTTTGCCGCTTTCGCGCCCAGGCTGGCCGCCTCCTTAACCGCCCCGCGAGCCGCCGCACTTGCCGCGCCCTTTGCAGCCACCTTGCCCGCAGTTCCCAGGCCCAGGCTCCACAAGGTTGCGGCGTCAAACGCGGTGTCAAGCGGGTTGTCTAGGGTGTGCCCTATCGGGTCAGTCAGGTATTTGCCATAATGCTCTTTTGTTCCCTTTATAACCTGCTTGGCAATTTCCGGGTATTGCTCCGGGTGTCCGGTGATAGTGGGCTTGGCAAGATAGGCGACACCGGCGGGGATGTCCTTGAATCCCTGGATGTCATCCTTGATGCCCGCCATCAAGCGGTCAACCGCTCCGGGCTTTTCGGGAACAGCAGCTCCACCCATAATGGCGGCTAGCTGGTCATCAAATTCTTTGCTCATTTAAGCCTATAATTTTCCTTTAAGCCTGACAAGAAACCGCCGCCGCCGCCCAATTTGCGGCCAAGCAAATCACCGATTTCCGTGTTAATCATGCCACCACCAGGATTGTCAAACAGTCCGCCGCGCTGTGGGGCTTGCTGTGGGGTTGCGGGCTGTCCCTGCCCCAACTCTCCGCGCCTCTGCCTAAGTATCGCCAGGGCTTCGGTAGTAACTCCCGACTGATCAAACCGCTCTGCCACCGTCCATTTTTTTATCTGTGCATCAACAATGCCGAGCAGTTTAACCCGATCCGCCTCATCCTTTGGCTCTGTGGTAGTTGCTGCCACCCATCCGGGGTCCTCATTTAGAGCCTTGACTTGCTCTAGGTATTGCTTTTGCCCTATTTTATTTGGAGGATTGCCAAAGACGCTACCGCCATCCGGGGCGGGCTGCCCGCTACCACCGCCACCACCACCACCGGAACGCCCGCCACCGCCCGCAGACATGCGCCCCAAAATTCCCTGCTTGTAGGAAATTTCAGACTCCGGCCCCAAAACATTTTTAAGCATCCATGCCTTTTTGCGGGGATCATCATCGGGAAGATTCATAATGTAATCCCGCTGCGCGGCCTCATCCTCCCGCCCCAAGCGCGATTTCAAAAGCTCCAAGCCCTCCTGGCGCTTGCCAATGGATTCCTGTAAATCGTTTTGAAACTGCCAGCCCTCTTTTGCCAAGCCGGACTGACGCTCAAAAGCCTTTTCCGCCCCCCATTTCCGTTGCATTTCTTCCGGGGCAACCATGTAAGCCAGTTCCGGCTTCATGGACTGCCACTTGCTTTTGAAAACATCCAGGCCACTTTGGGGGGGGGCGGTTTCTGTGGGCGGGGAAACGGGTTCTTTGTATTCCCCGGACAGATCGGGATTCCCGCCAAGCGACCCCTTGAGCTTGCTCAATAAATCAAATATTGACATTTAATCAACCTCCTCCGCCTAATAGCAGGGAAAGGATTCCACCGCCCAAATCCCCAAGACCCTGCCCGGTCATCCCGGCATAACCCATCTGATCCTTCCCTCGGTTTGCCTTCATGCCACCCAGGGCTTGCAGGTTTTGGACCATCGCGTTATTCAGGTTTTGGTTGAGGCCCGCCGCCCCAAGCAAGCTGTCCGACATCTGGCCCGCCTGCTGGCCGTAAAGCCCGGACTGCTGGCCATAACCGCCCATCGCCCCGGCGAGTGCTTGCAGGGTCGCGTCATTGGACGCTCGCGCCCAGGTGTCCTCAATTCCCGACAGCCCCTGCGCGGCGTTGGACGCGGCCTGCTGCGCGCCCAGGCCCATGCCGGCCACACCGGACAGCGCATCGGCCTTTGCCTTGTTCGCTTCAATCGCCGCCCTTGCGACATTGTTCTCATAATCCCCGGCGAGGCCGCGCATGGTTGCCGACTGAATTCCGGTTCCGGTCGTACCCTCTCGCGCCATGCGAGCATCGGCGTCCTGCTTGGCAAGCTCATAAGCCCCGCGCATCGGCCCGATATTGCCAACCCCTTGCGCGGCTTTTTGGTATTGCATCATGGCGGGATTGCCCTGCCACTTGGCTAGGCCCTGCTGCGCCCCGTAAGCCCCGGCCAGCGCGGGGTTGCTGCGCTGTAGTCGCTGGCCCCCCATCTGCTGTGCATAGTTGCCAACCTGCCCGGCGGCTCCACCAGCCCCGGTCATGGTGTTGCCGTAGTTTTGCGCGCCGTAGTTCATCAGCGGATCGGAAACCCCGGCCAGCTTGGAACCCCAATCAAGTTGATACTTCTTGGCCTCTTCGAGTTTCTTTTCCGCTCCGGCTTGCTGGCCCCCACCGCCAGACCCGCCCATTAAGCCGCCGAAAATATTTCCCAACATTCCCATGCTAAACCCCCTTTTGGTATGCCATTAGGCCGATACGGAGAGCCATATAATAGGGGTCCGCATCAGCGAAGGCCCCCGCGTCCGTCATTTTGAATCCAGATAAATAATACTGTAAAGACGAATTATTGTTACAGTCAACCCAACCCTGCCAATTACAAACTCCGGTGGAATATTTTGACCCGGCAGTCCTGTATAATTGAGAACTGGCCCGTGGTCCTATCGCGTTACCAGCCCAGGATGGCGGCGTAACGGTTGTCGGATCGTGGGGCGGGTATAAGCCCATATTTAAGCCGCCCCGCGTTGCTTTCAGTGGGAAATGGACGCCGGTAATATTGCTCGTGCATCCCGATATGGTATCTTCCAAATAAACGCAATAAACATGGCAGTTGATTAAGGCCCGGCTTATTTTGTTTTCCTCTGTTAATGGAAGATTAAGCCACTCCCGCCAAGTGAAATCGGCTGACGGGTTGTCTCCGGCGATACCAAGCAACTCCCTTTCGGTGTCCAAAAATACAGTATTCTCGGCCAGCGCGCCGATCCGGTCAAGCTCGGCATTGACAATCTTGCCGTGCCGTTTTGACTGGCTATCCCCGCCCGGCTGATAATATTTTACCAATATCCCACCGCTTCCCAATCAAAGAGCAAATATTCTATATACCAGACCCCCAGGACATCCGCGTTTGTCAGCTTATAGCGGAACCGCTTGCCGAATCCGTTGAGGCTGGTGCTTTTTTCGCAAGCCGTGGTCCCGGGCGTCAGGGTAACTCCGCCCGTGAAACTGGCGGTGGTAGATTCATCAATATACCAAAGCAGGGTAAGGGCTTGAGCCGCAGTTGCCCCGGTCGCCTTTAGCCATGCGAATAAAAACGCCTTTTGTATTCCAAAATCTTCCGTGAAATTCAAGTCCGCCGATTCTATGGTGCTGGTAATGCTGGCCGACAGGTCGGCATCCGCAAAGTCCAGATAGAACAGCTTGCCGGTGGAGCCGCCCCCAAGATAAAGCTCCCGGTTGACATAGCTGGTATTGCGCCAGTCGCTTGTCACGCAACAGGCGATCATGGTCTTGGTCCGCCACGCCTTTGTTTTCAGGTTGTAAATGACGCACTTGTCCGGCGTGGTTGCGGAGCCGGTCGGGACCATCCAAACCAAGTCCTGCTTGAGCGCGTCAAAGTATCCGACCGTTTTCGCCAACTGCGCCTGACTGACCCCGGCCACAAAAGTTTCCAAGCGGCCCTCTGAAATGCAGGTCAGTTCCACGCCATCGGAAACATAAAAATGTCCGTTGGCCCCCTGGAAGAAGGTAAGCCAGCCGGCCTCTGTCCGGGCGGATACAACCGACCAGGGCGAGACGGTCCCGATCCCTTTCGGGCTATACTCCTGCGGGACGCTAAACGCAGACCCGGACGGGGTGATATAATATGGTTGCGATTTTTTGAACACCAGCAACCGATCATCTTGCGGGGAGAGCGCGGTTATCACCTGATTGTCAATTCCAAAATCGGCGTATTGGTTTGACAGGTCAAAATGTTCCGGCTCGTTGGGGTAAGAATAATAGACAACATCGTCATCCCCGGTTGCGACCCAAAGGCGGTCCAGCCAATATCGGCAGATATTGAAAGCAGGCGGAGCGGATCGGACTGTGGTTGTGTCGGCCTCCAATCCGTAGGTTTCAAGTTCGGTGTCGGTCAGGCCGGTATGTAAAACCAACTGAGCCGCGCCAGCAAAAAACTCAATGGGAATATCACACACCTTGTAATAAACATCCCCAATTTCCTTTTCCGCCAAAGTCCCGCCGTGGCTGGGCGGTATCAAATAAAAACTTGCTGTGGTTTTTATTTTTGTGCAATATACCCGCGCATATTTCAAGTCTTGATCCAGGTCGTCAATATTTATAACGCAAAGATTGGTTTTACCATTAACCGCCGCGAAAGAATTGTTGGAATCAAGTTCGGTTTCAAACCCCTCCCCATTAACCCCGCTGGCTTTAAAATAATTTCCTTGCGATACAGATGCTGAAAGGGCCTCGCAGGGGCGGCAGGTTCCATAAGCGAACAAATAGTTGCTTCCATTAAGATATTCGGCAAAAACGCCATCGGAGTTCATGGTGTATATATGGCCGCTATCCCCGCTTGTCCCGGTATCGGCATCGGCCTTGATCCTGACCGTTTCCGTGGTTCCCTCTTTTACGGCCACAAACTCAAAAAGCAGGTAGGTTTCATAGCCGTCTGTCGGGATGGTCCCGACAATAAAAACCTCCGGGATTCCGTTTGAGGTATAGGTCGCAAAATCGTTTCCGCTGACATAGGTTATCAGTTTTCTATATCCAAGCGCGGCGTTTTCAAAATAAATGTTAAGCCCGACTTCCTCATTGAGCGACCCGGCGGCTGCGGCCTCAAAAGTCAGCTTGTCTATGACATATACCGTGCCGACATCGGCGGGTGTTGACCCCAACTGCGAGCGCGTCAGCTTGAGCTTGACCCTCAAATACTTGGTGGAAGAACTCAACTCCGAATAGGTGTCTTTTGTGGCTTCTGTGTACCATGCGGGAACTACGATTTCGGCGTCACACCGCGATACCCCCACATTGTCGTTGTCCAGCATCTTCCGTATGCTGGTATTATGCCGGAGCGTATAGACTTCCTCGCCGTTGGAGCCATACCACCGGCCATTATGCCAATGTCCAGCCCACTTGTCCGCGCTGGCCTCTAGCGCAGTCCCGGACGGGAGCTTGACTTCGGTTAGCGTGGTCCCGGCGGTGGAAACCTTGTAAAATTTCCCATCGGCGGTTGACACGAATCGGTTATAGGCGGGCGCGGGGTCAACCGCAAAGGTGCTTGTCAGGGAAAGGGTTGAACTGGCCTTGCTCTCCCAAAACCCAATCTTGGCAACCGGGAAGGTGGTGGAAGCGTGAAGGGCGCAAAGGGTGAAATCTTTGGACGCATGGGTGAAGGTAAATTTCCTGGTGGTCGCGCTGTATGAAATGGTGAACCCGGCATATACCGCGTTCATGGCGGTCTGTATGGCAGTCGCCAAATCAGACTGCTCATAATAACTACCCGCCGCCACGCTTGCGGTGTAATAGCTGGAATCCACCTTGAAATAAATGGCGTTAGTGGTCGCGGTGAGCGTCACCAGGGGATTGTCTTTGGGCGGGCACAAAATCCCGGTGATCTCCGATGCAAGCGATTCATCAACCAGGCTTCGGCCCTTGCACTTCTTGAACCCGGACGGGAAAACAAAGTCAACATTTTCCAAAGTCTTGAACTCGTTGATCCCGCGCAAGGAAGGCATGGCGGTATCGTTCAACCCACCTTGCAGGTTCTTGCCCGATAACGGGGTGCGCTGGTATCCCTTAATGGTCAAAGTAGTTCACATCCGGTTCCATCGTGTCAAGGAATTGCGGTTGTATCCCGCGAATCTGGTCAACCATGTATTGTTCAAATTGTTTATACATATCCTTATATCGGTTCAAATAATTCCGGTATCGGGAATCATCGTTGGTGACATCCTCAAGGCAGACCAGCCCCGCGCCCAGGACTATCAACTCATGGAAAAGCTCCGGGACCAGCGGGACATCGGCGTCAACCGCCATGTCAACCATCTGGGGGATGTAGTCAACCGACAGGGTGAAGCTGGTGTCCGGTATGGGCCGCAGTCCGATCTTGGCATAGCTCGCGGTGGTTTCCACTTTGTAGTAATCGCGGATATAGAACAGACACGGGATTGACAGGGCCGCGCCGTTGTCCGTGTCAAAGTCATGGTTTTTGTAGTCAGTCGGGTCAAGCTCCAAATAGTCGGTATCCCGGTGGGGCCGGCCATATACCCGGCCAAAATCAGACGGCAGATTGTATTCCTGTGTGCCGGCTACAACGGAAATGGACGCGGTCTTGATATTCACCGGCCCCTTTTCAACCATTGTCCGGTAGAGCATCCGGTAAGCCTCATTCAAGTTTTGCTGCTTGAACGCGGCGGTCCACCGGACATTGCCGGTGTCGCTTAATTTATTATTCAGCCTGGTTTGCAGGGCTAAAAAGTTCATATCCGATCACCCCCCGAAGCGGTCAAAGACTTGCGGCTGGCGGTCTTGTGCCAGTCCCGGACGCTCGCCCTAAATTCGGCGTCATCCTTTTCGGCCTGCTCCAATTTGGTAGGCTCCTGAACCTCTTTTGCGTAATGACAGAAACGCCCACGCAATTCATTCAAGACCTCTCGGCTCAATGGCGCAAACCCGCCTTGCGGTGTCTGGATTGACCCCATAACCCGGTGAGTGGGGACCAGCTTATTGAAAGCTCCGGCGTCAATCAGGGCGAAGTTGTTGTCGTATTCCGTCATCTCGTCGCCCTTGTCCATAAGCACAATCCACCGCTCCGCCCGGTGATTCCATTTCACGGACAGGCGGGGATTGATCGCCCTTAGAGCTTCCTTGAACCAGCGCGGGACTACCATTTAGACCCCTTTCAATCCGGGGATGGGCGGGATCAGACCGCCCACCCCACGGACCATTGTTAGGGTTTACGCCTCGGTTATGTCCTCGATCTTGACATTCGCGCGAGGGGTTTTGCAGATCAGGTTGCCGAACACGCGGCAGCGGACCTCGTATTTGTCCGTGTCGCCGTAGGTTCCGACCATCCGGAAGATGTTTCCGGCAAGGTCCTCAAAAGCGAACAGGTCGCCATGCACGAATTCAAACTGGCTGGTGTCCAGCGCATACATGCAACCATACTGCATGTAGGGGTCCTCAACCGGGATGATGTCGGAAATGGCGATTTTCTGGCTGCCGCCAACGATCCGCTTGGTGGGGTCGTATTGCATCAGGCTGGTAAACAGGTTCTTCCAGGCCCGGCGCATACCGGTGTTGCAGAGAACGAAGTTGATGTTGGAGCCCGCGCCGTATTCAAACGGCAGGTCAAAAGCCTGGTCCCAAATCGCCTCGCTCATCGCCCGGCAGGTCCCGGAATTGTGAGCCACATTGCCCTGCAACTGCGGATAGGTGCTGCGCGACAACCCCTGGTAAGTCCCGGTGTCGTTGTCCACATGCTTGCAGAGGCCGGTGATCAGATTGTCCTCGTAGGCGTCAGAATCGCCAGGGACGCAAAGGTCCCCGTCAGCCCAGGTGAAGGTCGCGGTCGGCACGAAGCTGTTTTTGTCCGAAGAAACCGAACTCACGATCACATTGTCGTGCGCGCTTCCCGCCAGGATTTCAGCGGCGGTCCCAACCCGGAGGCGCAGACCGGCCCGGAGCCAATGGTTACCCATTGCGCCGGAAACAACGGTTGACCCCTTGTGGTATTCGAGGGTCACGCCGCCGGTCCCGGAACCGGAACCGCTGACCACGGCGCGGACGCCCATGTCGCTGTAAGTGGAATCCCCGTGATAGCTGGACGGATGGCCGATCATGGCGATGTTCATGCTGTCCTTGAAACCCCTGGTCAGGTCGTTTTTGATGCTGGTGCTGACATCCTCAACGGACGCTCCGCCGGCATCCTGCAAGACCTTGACCTCGTAGGTCGCATCGGTGATAGCGATGACCTTTTTCAGATAAGCCGACATCCGAACCCTGGTCCCCGAATGGCTGACCGGGATATGGCTGCCCTCGGCACGGCCCGCCGCATTCGCGTGGTAAGCGATCTCGGACGGGATGATGTATTTGTTTTCGGCGGTGGAAAAGTTCTTGTTTTTGAAAATGGAACTGTTCTGGATTCTCGACCAGAACGGCTGCTCGGCGATGACATTCTTTTTCACGACCGGCTGGATCGCCTCTTTGAAAAGGGCGGTCAATGAACTCTGTGTGTATGACATGAGAAAGCTCCTTTTTTATAGATCGCCACCGACCCCCAACTGCTCGCCTTTGAGACGGAGGAAGTCGCGCTCGGAAATTTCGCCTTTCTCATATTTCCGCAGAAGGTCGTCAACCTGTGCCGGGGGAGCCGACCCGCCCGCAGTTATGGGAATACCGCCCTTGTTCTTTTTCAAAGTCTCGATGTAGTTCTGTTCCCACGATTTCTTGCGGGTTTCAAGGGCCTGGATCACGCCCTCCATCCCCTCGCGGTAAGCCCGCCGCCAGATGTCCCATTTCATGTCCTGGTTCTGGATGTTTTTCCATCCGGGATCAGACATGAGGTTCATCAGGCGCGGCGTAACCGCTGACTGGATGAAGTCGATCTCCCCCTTGTCCGTCAAGCCCAACTCCTGGTGGACGCGGGCCGCGATGGAATTGATCGCGTTGGCGTCACGGGCGCGGGACTGCTCAACTGCTTGAGCCTCCTGGCTGGCCCGGAGCATGGACTCGACCTCATTGAGCTTTTTGGAAAGCGGGTCAATCAGTTTGGTATAACGCCCGTCAAGCAATTTGAGGTCCCGCTCGACCTGTGCGTTTTCCCTTGCCATCCGCTCAAGCTCATCCGTTTCCGGCTGGTTGCCGGACGACTTCTGCTGCTGCATCAGGAGCTTGTAGGTTTCCAACTGCTGTTGAAGCTGTTGGGTCCGATATTCCTGCTCCTGTGCGTAGGCGATTGCCTTCTGTCGCGCTTCTTCCGCTTCTCTGGCCGCGCGATACTGGCGGTCGAAAGCGTCCTGTGTTAATGGCCTTGATTTCGGATCAGACCTTTCGGGCTGTCCGGCTTCCGATCTGCCCTGAACCTGAACCTGTTGCTCGCCAGCACCGCCGCTATCAGGGGTTGGGGTTGATTCTACCGATTCCTGGCCCACGCCGGAGCCGTTAATTGCGTCATCTACCATTGCTTTTCTTCTCCTTGAGACAAATTTTCCCTTTTGGGGAATTCTTTATATTCGCCCATGCGATATTTCAAACGAACATCCCCCCGAAACCTAAATTTTTCTTGCGACCCCATTCCGGGCCGGGACTGGAACCAAAACCGCCCATCGGATTGTTGAAATCTATCCCGGTTGCGCCCTGTCCGCCGCTACCCATCGCGCCCCCCGACCAATTATCCTGCTTTTGCTGCATATTGAACGGCTGTGCGGTCGGGACCGGGGCCAACTGCGAGGTCTGTGTCTGCTCGGTCTGCTGCGGTTGCGTGGTTGCCGGCGGGGAATAGGCAATCTGCGGAGTTCCCGACCCGCCCTGCTGCTGCGGGCGAGGCTGATTCGGGGTCTGCCAGTATTGCCGGTAAGAATCCATATATGCGTCCCGATTTTGGTATCCCTGTGGACGCTGGTTCGGCCCCCACGCCTTGCCGCCGCCATAATTAGCCATCGTTCTACCCCAATCCATATTTCACCCCGTATAGCCTTTTAATATTTGAAGGGCCTGCATGGAAAGCTGGCCCTCTTGACCCGCCATTGACTGATCCATAGGGTTCCCCATTGGACTGACCCCGGTGGGGTCTGTCTGCGGAAGCCCCGGCCCCTGACTATGATACCAGTTGACCAGGGCGTCCATCGGCCCCGGACCCGGCTGCGCCATCTGGTCGGGAGCCATCATGTCAACTATCGGATTTTTGTTGAGCATTTTATTTCCTGCCAAGAAATTTCATTAACGCCGCCAACGGACCGTTGACCTCCGATTGCCCGACATCGCCCTCCGGAATCCCCTTCATCTGTTTCTGTTCTTGCATCGCTCCGCCCGGCTCGCTCTTGAGAAAATCTGGAAGATAATCCGAAAAGTCCTTCTTTTTTGCGGGCGGAACAACCCCGACCCCGGCCCTCAATCCTTCAGCCACACCCGCGCTGCCCGCCAAATCGGAGTTCACCTTCATCAGCTTTTCCGATAGCGGCAAGTCATTGTCAAATATCCAATCATTTTCGCGGGGAACCTCATTCACTTTTTTTAAAATCTCCGGCCCCGTCCAGCCGGGATACTTTTTTTTCATGTCCCGCAGGCCGGGCGCGCCATCGGTCCCGTAGAGAATTTTCTCAAATTCGCCATCATCGTAATAATTTTTAGGCATTTCCTGAATCCCCCCGCCCCTTTCGAGCATCTAAATTTATGATGGTCGACAAGAAGGCAAAAATAATCGGTTGTTTCCTGTTCCTGGCCCTGACCTGCTTCAACCTGACGGATGTCACCACCGCCGGAATTTTAATAAATGTCCTGATCCTGGAAACCATGCTTGCCTGGTCCGACCGGGAAGCCCGGCATAACCTATGGAAAAACATGAAGATTATATTTGCGCCCCTGATCGCCCTGATGTTTTTCAGCATCTTCATCCATTCCGCCCTGGGGTATGGGGAAATAACCGACCTTCAAAATTTCGGCTTTTTGCTAATCCCCTCATTGAACTGGTCCCCCTTGCGGTGGTCCGGCAGGCCCCGGCTCTGACGGAGGAGGCCCCTGCTCCGGTCCGCCCGGAGGCGGCGCACCGGGAGGCGGCATCGGTGGGGCCATTCCCAAAGCCTGGAAATTCAAATGCTCTATGATATGGGCTTGCGCTTCCTGCTCGGTGGAACTGCCCTTATATTTGGTCAGGTATTCCGGGGAGTTGAATATCCGAAGATGGACCTCAACATGAAGCGGATGCTTGTTGTAGATGCTGGCCTGAACCGGCTCTCCGTTCATCAGCCGGCGGTTTTCCTCTTCCGCAAGCTCGGTCGCTTCCGTCTCATGTTCAATCATCGGCTTGGTCCAGCCCTCACCAATGGCCTTGAGCAACTTGGTCCGGCCCATCGGGGAATCCAGGTCAAACGCACGGCCCCCGGTCTGGCTGATAATTTCAAGAATGGTCCCGATCCTGCCCGCCTTTGATTCCGGCATTTCAGATTCTTGCTCCATGATGATCTGGTAGTCGCTCATGTCGTCCTCAAGGAACGCTTGAAGCTCGGTCAGGCGGGAATCCGTCAGCACCTTCAACATCCAGGGCGGTTTGAACTGCCGGATGGAATGGATGATGTCCCATCCGACCAGGCACTCGGTGTCCGCATAGTTCTTAAACTTGGTCCTGAATTTTATCAGGTCGGTTTCCACCTGGAACTGCAAGCCCAGGAACGGCATCCGGCGGGCAGGCTCGTTGCCCTGTGTGGTTTCATGCAGGCCGATGATGGTGTTGAACTCCTGCTTGAGTTGGTCAAACCATGTCTTGATCCATTGGTTGATCTGCGGGGGGTCCATGTAATGCGGCTGCTCGGACCCCGGCTCGTATTCAAAAACTTTAGGCTCGTTGTCCAAAATTTCTTCCGGCAACTTGTATCCACGCGGGTATCCCAATTTGACCCCGGCGGTCAGGATGATATTTGTGGACAGGATGGTTGCCAGATGGTTGATCCGCTTCTGGATGTCCACCACCGCGCTCGGCATACCCATACCCCAATGGCTTACCATGCCCCAATCGTAGGTATGATGCTGGATGCGATACCCGCCCCATTCCTCTGCCCCGGTCTTGGGGTTGGTATTCCAATAGGGAAAATCCTCGTCCTTCAAGACATGGCCCTCAACATACTCAAAGACCATATGCCGGCCACGCGGATACTTGTTGGTCGGCTTTTCAAGGTATTCTATGACCAGGACTTGATCGCCCTTTTTCTCGCCCAGGACTTCCATGTTTTGAACGGTGAAGGCGTCAAAGTTGTCGGATACATCCCGCTCCTGCAAGTCCAGGCCGTAGGTGTCATTGACAAATTTCCGGTCCAGGTATCGGTTGATAAAGACATAAGGCATGTCCTTGATTTCCTGGATACCGGGCGGGGGAGTAAATTCGGTCCAGGACAAATTGGTGGTCACGACATCAAACTCGGTCGGGACTTCCTCAAAGGTTTTCTCGCCCTTTTCATTCAGCACCGGCAGGCCCGTGATGTCGTCCACCTTTTCCACCGGGACGGTCTTGGTCTTATCGTAGGGGACCGGGTGCGTCCACTTATAGACATCGCCCGTCACCGACCACCAATAGCTTGCCTCTGTGTCCTTGCGCAAATATTCGGTCTGCGTCCGGTAATGCTTAAGCAGGTCGTTGCCGGCGGAGCTTGAGTAAAGAACCTCCTGCTTGGCGGACATGGGGGACAGCTTGAATATCGGCTGCCGCTGCGTCCTCTGCGCCACGATGACATGGATGGCCGGCTTGATCAGGTTGATAAAGGTCGGGAACACCCGCTTGTTCTCGCGCAACTTCCGCAACTCACTGTCAGTCACGGCGTTGAACTTGCCCCGCTGGTCAAGCCAACTGGCTTGCTGGTCCAGGAAATAGGACAGCCAAAGATTCTTGTGCTGGTTGATTCGGTCTTTGGCGTTATTGGCCTTTGACCAAACCTGCTTGAGTTCGGTTATCCGGTCGTCCTGATTCCCCCCCTGTGGCCCGTTCATCTATGATCCCCAATATTCATTCCACTTGGCCTCGATTTGCTGTAATTCCTGTTTTTCCAATTCCACCGCCCGGGCCGCGCCCGGATCGTTAGTGCCGGTTATGTTAAGTTCGGGGTGTTTCCCGTGAAACAAAATGGACAAGGCTTCCTTGAGCCTATTCTTCATCAATCACCGCCCAAATCGCGCTCTCGTCCAGGATGCAAAGACCACCCGGCCGATTGTCCGTCAGGAACGGCATGAACTTCGGGACCAGAATTTTATCGCCCACCTTAACATCCTTGCATGACGGCCCAATCGCAACGACCTTGGCCTTGCGCGGGACCTTCTTGCCGGTCTGCGGGATAACGATCCCACCATCGGACACTTCCTCAAAATGCGGCTTGACAATCACGAAGCTCCCAAGAGGCTTATACTTTTCAGCCACTTATACCCCCTAGTTAAAGATGTTGTTAAAAGTATCCCTGAAACTCATTCTATCTCTTATGGGTTTATAATTCAAGTCGTGCATCTCATTGTGGGCCTCGATCTGCTTGGCGGCCTCCAAGCTGACGGCTTCCTTGAACTCCGGCGGCTTGAGCAGATAGACCGCGCCCTCAAGCGCGTCAAGCTGGTCATCATGCTCGGTGGACCCAACGACATACCGCCTCATCTCGGTCAAGAGGGCGTCCATGCCGGGGCTGATATGTATCTGTCCGCGCTCCACGAAAGGCATCAGGCCGCGGATACGGAAGTCCTTGTCACGCCTGGTGGTATGCTCCACGGCCCGGACGGGCAAAAACTTTTCGCGCTTCTCGCCCTCCAACTGAAAAATCTTGAGATACAACTTTTGCGCGGCGTTGACCTCCACGCCCACCACTTCCGGGTTCCACTTGCCGGCCAGCCAATAGGCCCGTTCAATCAACTCGTCATCCAGCAGCTTTTCCCGGATGCAGTCCAAAACGAAAATGTCCCCCCGCTTGTTCATGCCGGCCACCACCATAGCCGTGTAGTCCGACCGGGTCCCGGTGGACATGGCCGGGTCGATATACATGACCCGCGTCAGCTTTTCAACATCCGGGATATGGAAGTCCCGGATGCAGGCTTGAATCCAATGCTCCTTGAAAACCTGGTCCACAGGGTTGATCGGGTTGTTGTAGTACTGGCCGCTCGCCACATAGCTACCCATGATCCGAAACTGGCTGGCGATATACTCGCGGCTCAACCGCTCCTGAAAGTAAAGGGTGTCGTCCTCGTTGATCGCGGACCGGAGCATGATGTCGTAATTGTCATCGGCCATGATCCAGCCGTAAAGGTCGTCAAAATGGTAGCGGGTCCCTATGACACAGATATTGCCGCCAGGATTGACCACCGGTTCCAAATGGCGCATGAAGGTGATCGCCGCCTCACGCGCCTGCTCGGTGGTGGTGTTCTCCGGGGTGATGATGTCGTCCACTATCGCATAATCGCAATGCAGGCCCGTGACATTGGTTCCGGTCCCGCAGCACTTGATGTTCGGCATGGTCTGGAACTCCACCGGCTTGTCCTCAAAGGGGTCCCAAAGCTGGCAATGGAAAGCGTTCCTTATGACCGACTTGTCCTTTTTCAAGTAATCCCCGAAAATGGCCTTGATCTCCGGGCGGTTGAACTTGAACATGATCTCTTTCATTACCATCTTGGCGTTCTGGTCGTTATTGCTGATGATCAAAATCTTGCGCTTCGGGTCCTGAAGCAAAAGCCAGATGGGATAAGCCTTGGAGTTCAGCGTGGACTTGAAGGTGTTGCGGGGGAGCAGCAGCAGCCGCCGCTTCTTGTCCGGGACGCGGGCCTTGCCGCTTGGCTTCAGCTTCATCCCCGCGATGTTGCTGGTCCGCCAGCTTCCATTCCCCGGACTGTTCGCTATGAACTCGCAAACCTCAAAGTGGGGGACATTCCGGATGTCCTCATATCCCAAGATGTCCTTTGAGAACGCCCAAAAATTGGACAGGTAAAAACGCCGGATCGCAGCCAGGTCAGCCGCCACCAAAACCACCCATCGTCTTGCTCGCCCGAGCAAGCATGACCTCAATCAGCTTTTGCATCCCCTCATCCTTTGGCGTCAAGTCAAAGTCCATGCGCTTCATCACCTTCTCGGCAATGTCACACTTGGTCTTGAACTTCCGCAACTCCGCGTCATCATTACAATGCAAGGCGTCAATGAACAGGTCGGCAAAGAACTTGGGATCAGCACCACGCTCCAAGACCTGCTGCATGAACTCCGCCCGCAAATTCCGGTCGGGCTTTTTGGGAACACCACCAGGGGCTTGAACCTCAATGATTTCAGGCTCCAACACCCCACGGACCAATGCCAAATTCTTGTTCTCTTCCATGATACCAACTTAACATAACATGGACGGAGTGTCAAGTGCTAAAAAAAATGAAAGTTTTTCCCCTTTAAATTCAACACCATAAGAGCAAATGAAAAAACCAACACATTTTTCTCTTGACAAATCTTCCATAATGTGCTATCTTGTAGCCAGCGGGCGACAAAAAACCATGTCTTAGCGGGCTCTTAAAAACCATTATACTTAATACTTGCAATATTAATATATTAATATAGTAATGTATTAAGGTAGTAATGGCCTTAAGGGTTAGATGATTACTGGATGGAAAGTTATAAGAGAAATAGGGGGATATATGGAAAAAGGCGAATCGAAAATTTGGCCCCCGGTTTTCAATGGGGTAATAATCCCTCCAGCCAGGTCGCGGGGCATCCAGGGGGGGGCGGGTGTCAACTTAACAATAACTAATCAGCTTTAAGGACAATTATGTTAACTATGCCATTTTGCCCAATCAAATCAAGTACTTAGCAATCCCTTATTTATCAACCATTTCCGGCTGTCCCAATGCTGGCCATCTCCGGTTTTCCCGTTGGGCGTCCCGGTTTTTCTATACGGGCGACAACTAATCCCAGCTATCAACTTAACATAACTTGGCCCTACCCTGACTTTCCCTGCATCCACCAACATTAGAAAAAATAAAGTAAACTACTTGTTTGCTATACAAACTTTTAGTTTGCTCCCCCTGGTTTTGTTTCCCTGCTCTGCCCGACACCAACAAAGCACCATAAAATGTTAGGTATGAAAAAGAGCAAATATTTCCTATTAACATGGAAAACTTTGCATGGTTTCGCCATATATTCAATTATTGCGATAATATAATATCAAAGTAAAAATAATTTTTATTTATCTTAACTTTCAAGTATTTGAATCAATTCCGCTGGACAAAAAAAACACAATGGCACGCCGATTGCACTTTAGTGTGGTCATGAAGATTTTAGCAATAAATATTGACCGTCAAAAGGGTTTGGTAAAAATCGCCTTGATTGCCGATACTTATCAAGGTCCGGTTATGGCGGAGTTGACTAATCAAAAGCTGGATGCCATCCGCAGGCTTGGCAAGTCTAGACTTAGGCAAGGAATTTTGACCTTGCATTTGCCCGTTGATTTTGACTGGCAGTCTGGCCATGATGATACTCCACAAGATTTAGTCGACAGGCTTTACAGTATTGCCTTGCATGGGCCGATAGACCTAGATGATGCCGACACCGCATTGTTGACCGACCTTGTAATTGACCGTCCTGAAGGATACCTGGATTTGACCATGCCTGAAACTTGGTCAGACTATGCCAATTCAAGGGGCTGGGATTATCAGCAATTGAAAACTTTCCTACAATTCAAGGGAGTCAAGGTAAAGGCGCAGCTGGCTGCGTCCGGTATGTCGGCGGAAGATATTGACGGGGACTTAATCAAGTCAGGGAGATGGGAATAATGAAAAAATGCAAGGTTTGCGGTCAGGATTGCGGGCGGATTTGCTTGCAAAATACTGTACTTTTCCAAAATGTTAAACCGCCTGAGCCAGTCAAAAAGCCAAGTTATGTTAACGACCTTCCATTATTTGACCCATCTTGGGTCAGAAATGGCCAGGTATTAGCCGCTAATCAGTCCGCCGACCTATTCAAGCCGGCGGAAACCAAAACCACCAACCAAAGAAAGGGAGGGTAAAATGAGCAGGAAATATCAGGTCGAACACTTCGGAACGGGCGGAGAGTTTATTGAGTCCCACCGAGTCACCGCGTCAAATGTCAAATCGGCAATCCACCAGATACATGACGACGCATGCGAGGCTAACGGTTGGATATGGGAACCCCGTGACGGTTCTTATTTTAACCCAAAGACCATGCACGAGGTCCGCGCCCTCCCGGCAGTAGAGGTTGACAGCTACAATAACGTCTAATTCCAGCACCCAGGCCGGACGCGCTCCGGTCTGGTATGGTGGAATTAACCGCCCAACAAAAAGGAGGACAGGCAAATGGACAGACGGCAAGAGTTGGAAAGAAAGCGGGCGCAGTATCACAAGCGCTGGACGCAGTCCCGCACCAATGGCGAGGCGCGGCACTGGGAAGCCAGGCTTGTGCAAATGGACAATGCAATCTATCGCCTTGAGCGCGAGCCGCTCCGCAATCTGGGCCGCACCTATACCGGAACCCCGGCGCAATTCATAGCCGGTCAGATCAGGGGAGGGAATTAACATGGCAGGATATGTCGTAAATTTCAAAGAACACGGCGCTTTCACGCCAGACGGAAAAACGGAACTTCCAACCGGGCAGATTATCTGCTCAAATTGCGGAAAGCAAATCGTAATAGCTGCCGACAGCATTGCAGTCGGCTATTGCGAGATTAACGGAGAGACCGGCCCGGAAAAATGGTGTTATGCTTGCATGGCAGACATCGACCGCGCCTACATGGACCAGGCCGGAAGGATTGACCTTTACCTTCATGGTCACGAAAAGGTCACAAACTGGCCGGGGACCTTATCCTTTAAGGTCCTAACCTACAGGGCCGGACGGCACAACATCGCCAGGACTCGGACGGATGTTTGGTTTAAGCACAACGGATATTATTGGCACGGCGTCCAATATGGAGAATGGACACAGATTGTCCATTGCAAGCGGACCGCCAGCAAATAAACCCCTAACCGGCAAAGCCGAAAGGAGAGAAGGAAGATGAAAACCCCAAATTTTGAAACCTACGGGAATTATTCAAGCCAGAACTACGGAGCGCACGCCATTGTTTTCACGGACCCCAACGGAGACTTGTTTTATTTCAGCTACAAAACCCTAGTCGCATTTTCCCATAACGGGAAACTGACCATCAGGGAAAACGCCTGGGGACCGACCACCGGCAAGCACTTGAACGCCATCAACCCCGACCACAGCATCAGGGTAAGCGAGGAAGAATTTAACCGCATCTATAACGAAACCTTCCCGCAATCCTAACCTTGACCCCGCCCTTGCAAGCCGAGGGCGGGAATGAAGGCTAGAAGCGGAACTTTTAACCAACCAACCAGGCCGCAAACCGGAGGAGGGAATTAAAATGGACAAACTCATTAAGGATTTAATCGGGAGAACTAGCAGGGCAAGGCTTTATTATGAACAGCACCAGGCCCGCAAATATCTAGTTCAATACATCAACGGCATCGGCCCACTTGTCAACGCCAGCGATGACCTGCTTTTGATATTTTGGCAGGTATTGGCGGGAGTTTGAAGAATAAAGCAGGAGGAATAAAATGAACGGACTATTTGACGAACAGATCAGACGCGAAGCACCCGCGCCCTTGACCATCAGGAGCGCGCGCGACCTTGAGGCACGAGAGCGGGCGCGCGCTCGCGCCAGGGTGGAGGCTAACCGAACCCCGCCCCCACCGCCTACTACTTGCCAGTCTAGGCAAGCCGGCGGGGAGACGATTTACACCTGCGCCAACTGTGGGTTTAACATGGTGATCAAACCCCGGACGGTTTGCCCGAAATGCGGGAGACGCATAGAGACTTGACAAGCACCCCCAAAAGGCATATAATGTTATATGCAAAGGAAAAGGTTAGATGTTTAAACCGTTGCCATCAGATTTTGACTTAACCAAACTCAAGGGGGCGAGGATACGCCTGGCCGCTTTAATCTGCGTGCAGACGGCGGTCAAGGTCCGGGACCTGCTGGAACTGAACACCGAGGACATCATTGAATGGGAAAACAACCTGCCTGTGATAAAAGAACACATCAAGGCGGCGGGGCGCGATGTATGGCTGCCCAAGCCGTTGCGCGCTGAAATCCTGGCCTACATCCGCAGGTATGGCACGGAGGCCGGCCCGCTTTTCAAGACGACCCTTGACGGCAGGCGCTGGCCGTATCATAACGCGAGGCTGGCATGGTATTGGAACAGCCGGCAAGCTGGACTTGAAGGGCGGTATGGTCTGGATAGCATCTATGCCACCGCCCTTAAAAATTGGTTTGCCCTGACTGACAACATGGAGGCCCGGATCGCTTTCACCGGCCTGCCCAGGGCGCAGGTCCGCCACGCGGAGAGGTTGATAAACAAGCAAAGGGGATTAGATGCCGCTGTATGAGTATGAGTGCAAGGACCACGGCAGGTTTGAGGAAATCTTGAGCATCAAGTCGGCGTCCGGCCTGTCACGCTGCCCGAAATGCGGAAAGCTGTCACCCAAAGTTATGTCAACCACCAATTTTGCGCTGACCGGGGACGGATGGAGCCGGGACAATTATGGGGCCAGGGCGAGAGCGCAGGGAAAAATAAAGGAGGGATAAATGGACGCATTGATCGTAGTGGCAAGCCTGTTATTCGGGACGATAGCCCTGGGCGGAGTGATCGCCCTGGGCGAGTGGATTGAGCGCAAAGCGGATGAGTGGAGCAAAAGACCCTGGTAATTTTAACCCCAAACCAAAGGAGAACAAAATGGCGAGCATAGGAGACGGAATCATTGCGGCGGCGATTGCAAAGAAAATGATTGAGGACGGCAACGCATTTTGCCAGTCAGACACTGGTAAGCGGCTGCTGAACACGCTCCGGGACAAACTGATCGTGGCCGGGGCCCTGGACCTCGCGGACAACATTGAGCAGGTCCCGGCACTTTTTACCGCTCTGATGGCGATCGTGGCCGAGGAAACCAAGCCGATTGACGAGCGGGTCAATGGGTAAGATCATCATCCTGGACCCCGGACATGGAGGCCCGGACCCCGGAGCCAGCTATCACGGCTACCAGGAAAAGGACTTTAACCTTCAAATCGTTGAACACCTGTTACGCCTAGTCCCGAACAGCTTTTCAACCAGGGACGCGGACGAGTTTATTCCGCTTGAGGAACGCTGCCGGATCGCCGGGGAATTGCATGGGGAGCTTTTGGTTTCCGTTCACTGCAACGCGGCCAACGACCACGAGGCCCACGGCGTTGAGGCTTATAGCGGGAGCCTGACCAGCCTGCCTATCGCCAAGAGAGCGGCGGAGAACATCGCCGCCCTGGGCCGGCGCAACCGGGGCGCAAGGGTCGGGCCTTATTACATCTTGAAACACACCCCCATGCCGGCTATCCTCATCGAATGCGGGTTTGTGAGCAACAAGCACGAGGCGTCATGGATTGCCGGACACACATTGCAGATCGCGGAGGCCATCGCCAAGACCATAACCTAGTCATTTGCCCCTCCTTAACGCGGGGTTCCGGACGGTCCGGGACCCCGCAATTTTTTACAGGCAACTCGCAACTTTTTGCATACTTTTTACAACATGGCCAAGACAGCGCGAACATATATTGTTGATAATAAAGGCATAAATTTTTATCACCAATTTGGCACAAGGATTGCACTAGAATATGGGTGAAATGAATAAAAAAGGAGGAACAGATGGCGTTCAAGAAAGCTGAGAAGAATTTTCCGTTCCTGAAAATCTGCCTGTTCGGTAACACCGGGTCAGGCAAGACCTGCACCGCCCTCAAGTTGGGCCGGGGGCTTGCCGGACAGAAGCGCGTGGCCCTGATTGACACCGACCCCCAGGCCCTATCAAGCCTCTATGCCGAGCAGTTTGACTTTGACAGCGCGCACCCGCTCAACATCGAGGCCCTGGAAGCCGAGGTCGCCAGCTTTGACACCAACCAGTATGGCGTCCTGGTCGTGGACACAATCACCTGGTTCTGGCGGAGCCTAATGGACGCCAACGATGTCCGCAAGACGGCCAGGGGCACAGTCAGCTTCGGGGAGTGGGACAAGATCAAGCGGGTTTTCCGGGACTGCATCCTGCGCCTAATGAACCTTGAGGCCCATGTCATAGTCACGGCGCGAGAGGCGATTGACTATGACATGACCTCCGGGGAATATACGCCGGTGGGATACAAGGCCAGCGCAGAGAAGGACATGCCCTATGAGTTCAGCCTGCTGATCCGGTCCTTCCTGGGCCGTGGGTTAGGCGAGAAATTGGATGGGTCCGGCCATGATGTCAAGCGTAATAACTTTTGCGAGATCATCCGTGACCGCTCCAACACCTTCCCTCCCAGGCACACATTCATCAACATGGACTACAAGGACATAGAGCCAATCGTCGCCAAGTTGGGCGGGATTATGGTCAAGGAGCCGCTCGCCAGCGAGGAAGCCGTGGCAAACCAGGCCATTTTCAGCCGGGAGAAACAGGCGGTCGCGGACCTAGCGGACAAGTCAGCCAAGCTCAAGATTGACATGGAGGCCAAAATCCTCAACGCCAAGAACAAGAAGGCCCTCAAGGAAATCACTGAAGTTATCAAAGCCGCCAAGCGCGAGTTCACCGAGGAAGATATCGAGTTCTTGCGCGGCAAGGCCAAAGAAAAACAGGCGTCATTCCAGGAATAGGAGGAAATCATGCCACACTTTGACGGGAAAGTTGTTGACGACACCAAAACGGGCGGTGGATTCCAGCCCTTGCCTCCCGGCGAATACACGGTCAAGATCGCGGAAATCCAGGTCCGGCGCACCAAGAAGGGCGACCCGTATTGGGCTTGCAAATACGAGGTCGATGTTGACGGCAAGGACCATTGGATTTGGGACAATATCGTATGGTCCCAGGCCGCAGCGGTCCGGGTCAAGCAGTTCCTCAAGGGATTCATGGTCTATAAGGACGACAAGCAGGACTACGAGCCGGCAGACCTGCTCCTGCCAATGCCAAGCGTGGGCGTGATCCGGGTTGAAATTGAAAAGGACCAGAACGGCAGGGACAGGAATGTCGTGCCCTTTGACGGCTATCACACTTATTCAGACAAGCCAAAGGACGACATAGGATTCTAATGAAAGAATGTTGCGACAAACAGGAAAAGGCCGTCCATTGGGAAACAAGGCCCGATAGCGATTATTCACGACAATATTTTGGGCCAGAAGAAACGGGGCCATGCGTCATTGATTCAGCGGACTGGGATGGCAACTCCCACTACATCAACATCAAATACTGCCCGTTTTGCGGTGCAAAACTGGCGTAAAAAAGGAGGGCGCAAATGGCAGACTTGATAGTCAGGAATGAGGAAGAAGCCGGGATAATCCGGCTACTGTCAAATCATCATTGGTTTGGCCGGGACGAGCTTGTCATGCTCACCCACCGGGGCGACCGGGAGATCAGGCAGACCATCCAGAACCTACGCAAGCGCGGAGTGCCCATCATCAGCCGGAGCCGTGGCGGTGGAGGATACAAGCTAGCAAACAACCTTCTGGAAGCCAGACCATTCATAGACGAAAACCGCAGCCGAATCAATGAGTTACAGTCTGTGAACCGTGCAATCGTGTCATATTTCGGTGAACAAATACTCGCAAAAAAGGTAGGGGATCATGCGCAACTGGTCGTCCACGCTCAAGCGTTACCGTTCTAAATATGTCCTGACGGTTGAAGAAGCCGCCGCCAAGTGCGGGGTGAGCGTGTCGGCCTGGCGCAAATACGAGGCCGGCACGAGATTCCCGTCAATCAGGACACAAAAGGGGTTGATGGCCGGCGGGGTATCATGGACCAGAGCAAAATTGCCGGAGGCCGGGGGTGAGTAAATTCTGGAAAGTCGAAAACTTGGACGGAAATATTGTGGCCAAAATTTTATTAGGAAATCCACAAATCAAAAAGGAGGGGATCATGAAAGAAACTTTTACAGAATTTGCTGGCGTTTCGCTGCCCGGGGCGGCCGAGGTTGACGGCTCACAGATCAAGATCGGGTGCATAGGGCCGCATCCGGTGGAGTGGTGGATGAATGAATTCAACTATCGCCAATACGACAAACACCTGGTTTTAGTTGCCCACAATGACGAAAGCAGAAGCCTTGAGAGCACCACCGCCGCCCAATTTGACGCCTACCAAGCCCTATTCCGGAAGGTGAAGGCGGAGCAGCCGCTTGACCACTGGGAGCTAGAGTGCCCAGTGTGCGGGGCGTGGCACAAGATGGTAAAAGAACCTAATGGTTTATGGAATTTGGTCAAAGACCACCCAAATAACTGTCACCACTTTTCCTTCGCATATTCCCGCACATGCAATCCAGAAACAAACAACAAAGCCACTTTCTCATCGAAGGGCTGTGGAGATTTTAGCATCGCTGAATATATCGTTGACCTATCCAAGCCCCCCCGCCGTCTCACCGCTGCCGAGATCAGGGGGATGAAGGCGGAGCAGGCAGCCGAGACGATGAAGGTTGTCATAAACAAGTGCCCCGGGCAGCGGTATTGGTATTGGGACTTTGTCGGGCAGGGGTTTCTCTCCTACCGCTGGAATTACACCTTCGACAAGAAGTTCCGCTTGAACCAGGAAGCCGGGGCCAGGATTGCCGAGGCTGGCTGGCTTCTGGCCAACGATCCGGCCTATCACAAGGACAGCATCGTTGTCTGGTCTGCCTGGGCCAGGAGCGAGGCGCGGGACCTGGCCAAGAACTACAACGGGATTCCCTACGAGGCGTCCTACGCTTCCCTTGCCGCTGGCCTGGCGGCGTTGGGGGTGAAAATATGAGCCGGTT